CAATAGACTCCTACCCCTTGCATGGAGGCAAGCAGATAATAGGTTGTCATGGAGGTGATACCAACCCTGACGTAGATATCCCAAGATATATTGAACTATACAAAAGGGGAATCTTAAAGTTAGACGAACAGATAACTCACCATGTTCCGTTGAAAGATATTAACAAGGCTGTCAAGATAGTAAAGGAAGGAGATGCTGGAAGATGTGTGATTTGGATGTAAGGTCAATAACCCTTCGCAGAAAGATAATAGATGTAATGGCTGAATCAAGGTGTGGTCATATCAAGTCAGCCTTTTCTTGTCTTGAGATTGTTAGAGTTCTCTATGACAATATCTTAAAACCTGATGATAAGTTTATCCTCTCTAAAGGGCATGGGTGTCTCGCCCAGTATGTTCTACTTGCGGACAAAGGTTATGTATCTAACGATGACCTCTTCGATTTCTGCAAAGATGGAGCTTTATTGGGCGGGCACCCTACTGCCAAGATACCAGGCGTTGAGGTTGCTACTGGTTCGCTAGGGCATGGTCTCCCAATCGGAGTTGGTTTTGCTTTAGCAGGATATAGAACATTTGTCTTACTAGGAGACGGGGAATGTAATGAGGGTTCAGTATGGGAAGCTGCTATGTGTGCCTCTAAACATAAACTTAATAATTTAATAGTGATAATAGACTACAATGAACAGCAATCTTATGGGGCTACACATGAGGTATTAGAATTGGAACCCTTTTGGGGCAAGTGGGTAGCCTTCGACTTTAGGGCGCAAGAATGTGATGGACATTCCCCAAAAGACTTACAGTATACTTTCTCTGACTTATCATCTACTGAACCAGATGTGATTATCTGCCATACAGTTAAAGGCAAGGGTATCAAGTTCGTAGAAGAAGATATGAGATGGCATCATAAGACGGATATAACAGACGACCAGATAAAATCTCTTTATGAAGGATTGGAGGCTTATGAGAAAGACTTGCTTTGATATGATTTATCAATTAGCTAAAGAAGACGATAGGATAGTCTATATCGGTTCTGATGTTGGTGCAGGAACTCTCCAACAGATGAAAGAGGAGATGCCTAACCAATTCTTTATGGAGGGTATTAGTGAGCAGAACATCATAGGAGTGGCTACGGGGTTAGCCCTATCAGGTAAGATAGTCTATGTGAATACCCTTGCTTGCTTCCTCACTAGAAGGTGCTATGAACAGGTTTATCTGGATGTTGGGCTTCACAATGCTAATGTTAGATTATTGGGTAATGGTGCCGGATTAGTCTATGCTGCTCTTGGGCCTACTCATATAGCTGTAGATGACATAGCCCTTATGAGGAACATACCCAACATGACTATCCTGTGTCCTGCTGATGCTAATGAGATGGCAGGGATGATGCTTCAAACGGTAGACTACCCCCACCCTATCTACATAAGGTTCTCTAAAGGGGGAGACCCTATAGTAAGTGATCCTCCTTATGAGATAGGAAAAAGCTACCTTTATAAGACTGGGGGTAGAGGCACAGTTATAACCACAGGAATAACTTTAAAAATAGCGCTGGCAGTCAAAGACATAAATGTTATACATTGTCCCACACTGCCTTATTTTTCTCCTAGTATCTCTGGCGGTGAAGTGATTACCATAGAGGAGCATAATAAAATTGGTGGCTTAGGTGATATTATCCAAGACATGGGTGTTCGAGTAAAAAAAATAGGTATCCCTGATGTATTTGTGGACAGATATGGCTCACAAGAGAGCCTAATGGCATATTATGGGATTACAACAGAGGCGATATGCAAGATTTTGGGTTAGACAATCACAAGCTAATATTTCATCCTGAGAGAGTTTCGCAATGGTTAAATGGAAAGAAGATAGCTCCTATTCTTATTGAAATATGTCCTATAGGCAAGTGTAACCATAGGTGTGTCTTCTGTGCTTATAACTATACGGATTATCAAGGGGGGATGCTTGACTATGATATGATGATCCAAGCATTGACCGATATGGGTAGAATGGGAGTAAAAGCTATAGATTGGGATACTGAGGGAGAACCGCTACTACATCCGAGACTACCTGATTTTATTAACCAGGCTAAACTTATGGGGATAGATTCGGCTGTAGAAACCAACGGAGTTTTTCTGACTAAAAAGTTTATGGAGAAGTGCGGTCATAATATCACTTACATAAAGGTTAGTGTTGATGCTGCTACTAATGAGACACACTACAATCTACATAGAGGGGGAAAGAAAGATTTTGATAAGATTATCTCCAACGTAGAAGCTGCTGTGGCTCTTAAAACAGGTTGCACTATTGGAATGCAGATGGTATTGCTTAGAGAGAATGAAGATGAGGTTAAGTATCTTGCGAAGATAGCCAAAAGAATTGGAGTTGATTGGCTAGTTATTAAACCTTTTTCATTACATCCTTTCCAAGATAGCTCGTTAGTGCATATGGGAAATGTGAATAAGGTATTAAATATTCCTGGAGTTATTGTAAGAAAAGAAACCTTCGGGAGAATACAAAAGAAGAGAGATTATCCCACTTGCTATGGGATAAATTTCTTATCCAATATAGATTGCTTTGGGAATGTGACTGTCTGTAACACGCTTACCCGTGATGATAGATATAATCTGGGGAACATCTATAATGAACCTTTTGAAGATATTTGGGAGAGAAGACCTAGAGCCTTTAATATAAAGGAATGTAAGAGGGAAGTTTGTAGAATGGATAAGCAAAACTTATACCTGTGGCAACTCAAGAACCCATCAGAGCATATAAATTTTATTTAAGGAGATATAGATGGAAGTAAAAGTAATCCAATCTAAAGATATGCCGTCTCACCTGACTGGAGGGGAATATGCTATCAATGATGTAACTATCTATGTTGATAAGAAGTTACCCAAGATAATTAAACAAAATCTGGTAGTCCACGCCGTGGTAGAATGCTACTGTTCTTCATGGAGCCACCCCAAAGTAGAGGAACTAACTGACCTTATAGTAGATGCCCTTGAAAAACTACAGGCAACAAACAAGAAAGATAAGGGATAATACTCAGATGAAGTTCAATACCCCTAATTTTGGACTACAGAGCGTCTGGGACACAATCAAGGCAAGCCCTCTTTAGAATTATGGTATTACCCCTCTCTTGATGAATCCAAACATACTTGTTATCTGCTGGTATCTTCTTACCACATAGTCCACATTTCGAATTAGTATGGGCGACTCTTTCTTTTATATTCCATAGTTACCACCTCACTGATTATGTAATAGTGTTTCTATCTTGGTAAGACGAGAACTTAGGTCATCCATCTTTGTTGAAAGTGATACTTGAGTTATCTGATAGTTTTTAATCAGGTCTTGGTTAAAAGATACCTGCTGTGTAAGCATACCATAACCAAAGGCAAAACCTACAAGCTGGAGAATTAGTAACGTCACAATAGTAATCATACCTATGTTTACTTTGATGTTCCTTCCATTATCATCTGCCATAGTCTACTCCTTGTCTTCAATGACCTTCATAGCGAGCATGTTAGTAGTTTCACTACGTTTAATCCATTGGCAATTCATACAAAGCGTTTGGTATCCTTCTGGATATCCTTGCCTCCTTAGCCAATAATAAAAACGAGAACCACGCTTGGTCATATTATTCCTTATCCTCGATTACTTTCATTGCCAACATGCCAATACCCGTAATACAACTGGCTACTATCTCCCCAATATGACTAGGAGCTAGTGTTATCACCAATACCCCTATAAAGAAGATAGCAATTATCGCTGCTAAAACTTGGGGTCTAATCTTTATCATCTTAGCCTCCTTACTTCAAATCTTTAATAAATCTTTCTATTGAAAGGCAAATGAGCAAAGCTGTAACAATTATCTCCGTTAGTAATATGGCTCCATTAGGCTCTTGAATTATTACTTGCCTCCAAAGTCTAATCATTATTAGATGCGCAAGTATCCATAAGAGAGATGCTATCAGTAGCAATCCAGCCCAAATCTCTTTTAGTTTATCCATTATTGTTAAGAAATAGTAAATGAAACTTCTTGTAATCTTACCATAATTGCCAGTTCAGGTTGACGTTGCTTCTCATGCTTTACCTCCACCTCTTTAGGAAAGCCTGGCATCATAACACACCATACATAATCCCCATCAACAGTCCCCGATGTTTTCTGTCCATATCTTAAGTCAGCAAATTTAATTAGGGTGGTAGTGTTTCGTGCTTCTCTTAATAAAGTCCTAATTGTCTTTACCCTGTCCGTAGGTCTATCCCCTACTTTATAGTAAGCCTCGTGTATCCTGACAGTAGTGGGCTTCTCTACTCCTTTAGCTTGAAAGAGTCTTACCACAGGGGTAGCTGTTTTTGTGTCAGAAGCAAGATGTAATTCAAACTGTACCCGTTTATTAGCAATCGCTGTCGAGAAATTATTTTCATGTACAGCAGCGGTGGTATGAGCACCAACACATTCCGTTGCCCCTAAGTCGTTATTACTACGGTACTTAATCTGTACTGTTTCCCCTGAACTCGCTGCTGTTTTTGTACCTAAGATTACCCTTGATGTATCCAGAACAGCAGATTGCCATAATTTATCATAGTTGGGGTCTGTGCCATAGGTATAACTCATCCTGAGCCAGCCATCAGTGCAATATTTATAAGCGGAGTCACTTAGGGGTGCATCTGATAACAAAACATATCCTGTATTTATTCCATATCCGAACCATAACCTTCTATCAGTGGATGAGTGCTGACAAACCCTTATCGTAGTACAGTTGTATCCTCCAAGAAATATCCAAGGACACCACTCCCATCTTAACTCTTGCCCTGTCCATACTTCTCTCCCTTTATAGATATGAGTGCTAACTCCCTCATCAATAGCGACATATATCCAATTCCTATCAGCAGTTATTCCAACAATAACCCCATCCTTACCTATATCATCTATATCGACTAGTGGCCCCATGGGGCGGAATGTATCTGCTGTAGTCATCTCCCCCATCCCCATCTGAAGGGAGAAATAACTTGAGGTTTGCCAGTTGGAAACATACTTGAAGTTATCTGTGGAATGATTAACTTTTAACTCATCAGGTAATGCAGCATGAACCCCACCGCCAGAGTCTAGCCAGTAAAGTCCATCTTCCTTACCCACATAGATTTTATTCCCATTAAGAAAGATGTTGGTTATGTTACTCGAGGTATCCCCAATCAGCCAGTCGGTCTCCCATAGAACCCCACTGGATAGGCGAGAGACTTTATTGGGAGTCTCAAACTTCCAAATATTTTCCTTAAGGCCATCTGGGTCTGGGGCTATCAAGAACCCATCAGCAGTAGCAGTTCCTGTCTGTGACCATGTAGTGCCATCTGGTGCAGTCCAATAAACGGTGCCCGAACCAGCAGCTGCATACGCTGTACCATTAAATTCTACTATCTGCTTAACACCCGCCACAGTTGCAGAACATTCTACCCATGCTACGGTGTTGTAGTAATATATCTCTCCAGCAGTAGCACAAAGCCATTGGGAATTAGACTCTGACCATGCAAAGCAAACAGGAGCAGAATCAAAAGTGGTGGAACTTCCAGTTCCACCATATTCCTTAACCTCTATTATTTCAGGGCCGAGAAAGAGGCTGGAAGGGCAAGTAGTATCAATTGACTGTCCCTCGAAATACCTATCTCTTTCCTTTAAGTTAAACTGCCCATGTCCACCAATCCAATTGGTTTGCTCAAAGCGAAGACTTGAAGGCCCTTCAGGTGCTTCCTCAATAACCTGATACATTGCCCTATTGTCGTCACCTCTGACAAGAGTGTATTCAGATGTTGTTCCATTTATATTTAATTGATGATCGTATGTCGGCATAATTTTCTCACATTATAAAGACTTTTGGGATGAAACCCCCCGTGTAAGTAACGGAAAGTTGAGCAGGATGATTACCAACAAAAGCCCCTTCAAACTGAACTTCCTCAAAACCAGTAGGAGTTGTAGCACTTATGTCTCGACTACTTCTTATTCCAAATCTTGTTGCCCCAGTCTTGCTTATTGCTGCTAAGCCAGTAGGGTTCAAAGTAATTACATTCCAAGCCCCTTCTACGAAAGAGGCAGATGACAACGAACCAAAAGAGGTTGTATCGTTCAAAAGGTCTTGATAATCAGCATCAACAAGTTTATCGGCAAGGTCAGCACCAGAGACGATTGTTATATCAAAATCAGTATCGGAATCATCAGACCAGCCATAAAGTGAAAGTGTTGCGGATGTAATAGTTACTCCCGCTCCGAGACTTGACGTATCAAAAGCAGAACCAAGCCGATAGACGATATATCCAGGGTTATAATATATTTGACCAACATCTCTAAGTGTGCTTTGAGTATAGACTCCTGCACCCGCTTGAGCAGTAGCATAAACATTGTCTGACAGGGAAAGATGTCCACCATAGTAAGTATCTATAAAAACCTTTGTTCCCATTATGGATGCCTCATTATTACTTCACAATATAATCCCTTGGGTGCAGTTACAGAATGGACTCCATCCACATCCCATGTAAACTGGTCTGCTGTAGCTACAGAATCATTTGATGTATTGATAACAGCAGGAGTTGCCGCTGTTGAGCTATCCTTCTCCCCACTATCTATTGTCAATTTGGTAGAGAGAACATCTACACTATCTGTAACATTTCTTAACTGCATAGTTGCTGTACCTGTTGACCCCACAGTAAAGACCTGAGCTGCTACAGCCACAATATCCCATCCGTTACAAGTCTCAGGTATCCTGAAATAGTTACCATTCAGAGCATCGCCAGTTCCTAGTGTTGTAGCTCCCGCTTCTACCAACATACCGAAGACCATCTCCCCATAGTTAGAATTAGCCAATCCATCTGGGGTAATAGCCCTTTGGGTATCTGTTCCTAAATCAGTTTCAGTAATGGTAGCGAGTTCTACAATGCCACGTTCATATACTGAGGCAGGATTAACATCTTGTAATTGAGTGATTGTTGTATTGGTAATATACTGAACTACATCTTTAACATCTTTAACATTACCCTTACCACTTAATCCCGCTTGTAATTTTCGCCAAGGTATCATTCAAACCCCCAACTTGTCATGACGGGGAGGACAGGCATTCCAAACTTACCTCTCCTTGCCCGTGCCTCTTCTTTCCAAAAACCTATCATTCCCTGATAATCTTCTCTAGTTCCTGATTCATAGTTAGGCATACTCATCCATGTATAAAGATATAAGGCAGCCTCTGCAACCAATATTTCAGTTTGGGGAGAGTCTAAGTTTATAGTTGCAGACCATGATGTTGAACTGGCACCACTGACTAGAAAATCAAGGTATTGCTTCCCTATGATTCTTAAACGATAATCATTAGAAACCGATGTAGGGAGATATAGATACCCACCTTCGTCTACCTCCCAGTCGTGAATCTTTATCCACGGTTCTTCTTGAGAATATTGAGTGGGTTCTATGTAGATTTCATTAGGTTGGTTCTGTGCAAACCCTAGATTTCCAATGTAGAGCCTGTCACGATAGCCTGAGATAACTCTAGCATCATCAACATAAGAAGTCCCTCCAGCTATCTCTTGGCATATCGTAAAGGTTACTTCTGTAGGATTATCATCAAGTGTAACCTGAACGCTTAATGGGTCAGTATTATCAGTCCAAGATGTTCCCCCATCGTGGTAGGTAGAATAGGTTTGGGTAGTTCCGTCATATACCCCTATCCTTAAGCAACTTGCCGTGTTACAATGTCCCTGAAGCGTGAACTCTACTGTCTTGCCGGCTAACCATTTAAGGTCGTCATTATTGGTATACCCCTGAGATAGAGTTCCTATTGTGCCAGCTAATTGTGCACTGTACGCTCCGTGCTTGAATAACCCATTAGTGGAAGTCTTTTTTGGAACCACGACACTCTCTGCCCAATCAGTTAAAGCAGTTCCCGCAGAATCCCATCTTTCAAATGAACCATCCTTTAACCAGTTACCCGATACAATGGACTCGTCCCATACTAAATCATAACAGTCCCCAAATACATTCTTGGCAGCAGCAACTAAAGCTCTTCTCTTTTCAGAGGCTTCAAATAATCTGTGAACCCTATAAGTAACACCAGAAGCAACTGACCCAGTATGAGCAAGAACTGTTAATGCCCCAGTAGAATTATCAAGAGCCGAGATTTTTCTCTCTTCTTCATTATAACTTCCACTGGTGATCATATCGTAAGAGACATCTGTTATCCAGTCGTTAGGTTTTGCCTTTAAGCTCGTATCAGTAACAGTCGTAGAGGCAGTAGCGGAGGTCGTAGTTCCTCCCCAAAAATCCCCCAATTCTTTGGATAAAATTACCTCACAATTTAATAATGTAGTTGTCATTTCCTTATATCTCCGATAAACCGTTTACTCCATTCTTTCCACTCCTTACAAGTTTTGAAGCAAGTTACCTCATCCTGAAAGATAGCCTGTTCTAAATTAACATTGCAGTTATTACAAGGCTTCTTCACAGATATCTCCCCTTTGTTAATTGGTAACTATACAGAATTTCCGTGGCACTCAATGCTCGATTGTGGATGGAAACTTCGCCAATAATACCGTCGTAATCTCCAGATGAGGGTTGAACAGAAGATTCGCCAATTAGTAAAGGCTGTGCTGATGTAACTAGATTATTGTGAGTACCCGAACTTTCATTTGTTACCACAGCACCATTTTTATAGAATAAGGCTGCTGTTCCATTTCTTACAAAGGTTACCTGACACCAAGTGTTAATTAGGACAACACTGATAGCAGTATATGACCTACCCTCAGCAGGTGCCCAAGTCAGAAAATCTATTCGACCCTCATTAGTTAATCTAGCTAGATAGCCCTCACTCCCAACGTCGCTTCTACAAAGTAGAGTTCTTGTGACTGCTTCCAAAGCAACTGGGTATACCCAAACTGTTAATGTAAAGTTCTGGGTAGTAAAATCAAAGGTTGAGCTAGTGCCACAACTTATACTGTCATTAACCCCATCAAAAGTCATACCCTGACTTCCCCAAGTAGCATTAGTAACAGTACAGATATGGCCATATGGGTCTACTGACTTAAAAACACTACCATTCAACCCTGGAGACCATAAAGGCATATACAATACACAACCATGGGGAATGGGATTGTTACTCCATAAACTCTTAGGATACCTTAAAGCAGGGCTTCTTAACATTGTCATCGAAGTCCTCCTTACCACTGCTCTACTGTTAAATCAACTCTTATAGGTAGATTGGTCCCAATAACTGCTGCGTCTCTTGTTACTAGAATCCCATATAGGTCGTCTGCTGCTGTAGCACACTGATATGATAGTGGAAGATTGCCAACAGTACTTGGAGTAGCAACTGCCTGCGAGATACCTGAATTAAGTTGCTCTAGTGCCATCCAGTCTATCTTGCCCTGATACTTATTTGCAGTAATATCTGCAGCATTGGGATGTAGATTAAGAACATTGTCTCTGATAGTTCCACCAGTGGCAAGAGCATTATACAAAAACATCGTGAACCTGTTGGTGAGTGCACCGCCTGATCCAACTGTTATCTTCGCTCCAGTAATATATCCACCCTGTCCATCTATCCTTGCAACAGCAGGAAAGGCAAGCATTGTTCCTGAAGCTGTGGAGTCACAGACAACATCATAGGCAGCATAAGTACCTGCTAACCCGCTATTAGTTGTTGTCCCAATAACCGTCTTGAGTTTACCGGTATCTCGTTTAGGAACCCAGTTTGTCCCATCATAGGAGATGTACATATCTCCTGTGTCGTACTCCAGTGTGGTTGCACCTGGTGCAACCATAACACCACTACCTTCATTCGGTTTACTATCAGCAGTTGCCTGTATGAATCGTTGCGGAGCGACTATCCTTCTAACAGCCATTTCTTTTTCCTCCTATTCTATTCTATTTTTTAGGTTTTCTCCCCCTTTTGAGTTTTGGGGGTTTATCGCTTACATATAACGGGGCTGTTTCTTTAGGCTCTTCCTGCTTAATTTCAGTTACCTTGCCAAGTATAGCCTGCTGGAGTGCCCTATCCTCCATTCTCTCTTGCTCTTTCTTTTCGCTCTCAATGGATGCCCATTCCTTTGAGTGCTTCAATTGCATATGTCTCTCACGCTGATATGGATTGGTTAGATTGGATTTACTACAGTATCTGAACCCAAGGTCATCATAATGCTTTCTATTAGAATCATCTTTATGCAAAAAGCACTTTAATGAACCTCTCCATGGCAGTTCCTTTGGTTTATTTGTAGTGAACCTAAAAGAACCATCATCTCTCCTCTGTCTCATCTTAGCAGGTAGCATGTAGTAAAGAATTGGAACTTTCTCGTAAGTTCTTGTATCCCATACATACACATAACCTGCACTACTGATTTCCTTCACAACCATTGGAGCCTCAAGAGTCTCATCTCCTTTGTGAAGCACAGGACTATTTGTAAACTCATCGGGTATCTGTTCTGCCTTTGAGTCCCGAAGCATCTCCTGTATTAACGCTTCTCTTTCTTGTTCTTCTGTTCGTGTAGCCTCAGTCATTTTTACCTCCTATGACTTTCCTTGTTTTCACGCTAATTTAACCTTGTCTAGTTGGAGTAAGTCCATATAATCAATTTTATCCTTTTCGTACCTCATGTCATCTGCCATACCCTTTAACTCATCAACAGTGTGTTCAAAGTAACTCGGCAGACTAATACGCTTCACCCCCTTGAACTTATTAACTGTCCCCATATCGGTATGATATTCAGATAGTCTACCATTCCTTATGACAAATATTATCTGGTATCTACGAAAGCCCTTATACTTTGGCGACTGATATAAATCCTCCCAGAGCCAAAAAGCCTTCTCATTACCATTCACCCAAGTTGTAATAGGATAAACCCTTTGCTCTATTGTTCTATCAATTATAGTCGTAATAGACTCCTTGCGTGAACATGTCTGTATTTGCTTATTAGATTAGCCTGCTTTTCTAATCCATATCTTATGAGAGTCATCTCAACATCAGTCCAACCCTGCACCTGTATCTTTGGGTCTATGATGCGGGTGATTATCTGCCTCTTGTATGGACTATTACCATTACTAAAACGTGCTTTGCTTATCTCAAATGTTGGATATAATGAAGTAAATGTGTCGGGGTAAACCTCTGGTAACTCTTTAACACTTTTCTCTAAATCGCTTAAAAATCTCAAGTAAGTAGGGTCTTTATCTGATGTAGTAAAACCTTTACTCTTTTTCAGACACTCCAACCCGTACTCAAGATGATCAAGTACTATTGAAATAAAAGACAACTTTCTTAACATCAAGTCGTCTTCAGTGTCTTCTATCTTTCTGAGAAAAAGAGCATCCGTTGCTACATGGAACCCTGTGCCTCTAAGTCCGATGGGTGCCCTGAAAGCGGAAGCCTCATGAATACTGAGAAACTTTGCGAAGTGGAACCCCTGTTCAGACATAAACTTTACCAAGTCACCGAAGATTATCCCACTTCCGTTAATCGGATGAAATACAGTTTCTGCCATCACCGCAATTACATTTGATTTTAGTAATCCCTTTGCTCCTACTAATATATCGTATTCTGAACCCTGAGTATCAACAGAAATAAAATCTGGAATTGGAATCTTCTCTGCAATAGAATCCATACTTACGGTATCTACCTTACGAGTTTCCATTACCTTGGTTGTCTCTGAGATAATATAGTCATGGTCTCCTAAGAAGGTATAATAGGATTTGTAGTACGGGTTCATATCATAAAGAGAACTGGTAAACGGGTCATAGTTTATATTGAAGGTTATCAGTTTACAACTATCGGACAGGCAGTAAGGGAAAACTAAACATTCTGATTCTAGTTTCTTGTTCACTTCCTCAATCTGGGTAAGACAATCGGTATCAGCTTCATAGAATACATTAACAATATCCTTATGAAACTTTGGGGGAATGTCAATTGCCCTATTCCCACACCTTCCACCAATATGGTGTATCGCTATTTTATTCATTTTTATCCCCACATTGGTCTTTAGTGGGGGAAGGCATAGAACCCTCCCCCACATTAAAAGGGGGCAATCCTGCCCTCTCGGACAGGCACTCTTCTAGTAGTCTATTCACCAATCTATACTCCCCCTGATACCTATATTGCTCAATTCTTGCCTGCTTTTTTTCTTCTTCTAGCTGCTCTATTCGGTTTTGGAGCCTCTGGAACTCTTGCTCCATTCTTGGTTTCTGTGCTTCCAGTTTCTTTTGAAGTTTCATTACTACCCCCTTTATCTATTCCTGTAGTATCAAGCCCTATGTTCATCGGCATGTATATGCCGTTGACCTGCCTCTTGTCTTCAGGGTCAATTGGTTTTCTATCTGGTATCTGTCTTCTCCTCTTGTCAATTTCTACCCACTGCTTCCATTCATTCTCTAACCCATTGAAATCTACTGGATAAGCCGGTCTCTTAGTCAACTTTAACTCTGTATTAGTATCTACATAGGATTTATGTCCAAAGTGCCTGAGCTTATGAAAGAACCCAGATTCTATCTTCACATTCTCAAAGGGTTGGGCATAGGGAAAGCAGTTTAATACACGGGTGTTAATCAATAGGCAAGTAAATACAGCCCACTGTACGGGTTGTAACCCTTTCCCTTGTTCATAGAAAGGCGAACATATTGGTTTACCCAGTACCTCATCTATTATGTATGGCACAACTACTGGCATATCCCAGTTAAGTAATCTGATTAACAAATCAGGTGTAGGATACGAATCATTCTCCAATAGAAGAACCCACTCAAACCCTGCATCATGGGCATACATGCAAGCTGAATCCCTCATCATGTTAAGGTGCGTATACGGTATCCCCGCATTGATATCTGTCATCTCATGTAACCAACAACAGACACCAGCATTATTGGTCGCCACCACCATGTCCACTGTTTTCTGCCAACACCCAGGCTCCCACATCACCCCTATCGGAGCTACTAGAGTAGACCCAGGTCTGATATGAGGAGGGCGAAAGTGCTGAGACTTAAACACCCTCTCCTTTTCTACATCTGAAGCAAAAAACCGAAGTTCTATCCCCGTGTTGGCGTTTGGATTCTGCATAGCAAAATCCCTCTTGTCATCTACCATATTTAATTACCCCCTTCTAGTTTAACTACTTTTGTATGAATGCAGGTATGTAGAGTAATGAACCAGCAAGGTCATTTATTCTAAGCCATTCATGGACAGATAGTGACCCAACAGGAGAAGTCTGTGTTATGGATGAGACCGTCCCTAAACTTCCAGCTAACCAACTAGATGAACCCTTTACTGCTAAATAATGTGCACTACCAGGTGAAAGAATAAGGGTAGATGACCCCCGGATAGTAGCCGTGCCAGTAAAGTCAATTATATTACCGCCAGAAATAGTGAAAGTAGTCGCATCAAACTTATACTCGTCCGTACTGTTTATTTGAAGAGTTACATCCCCTGAACTTGGTGCATCAAGTAAAACATTCCCGCCGACCACCTGAATATGAAAATCAGTACTATCGGTATACATCTTAGCATATTCTGATACAGAAGCCGTGCCATGAATATAGAGTGTTGGATAAGTGTCTGCTGATACCCCTAAGTCTGTTCCCGATAAACCAATATCTAGTATATGAAGTTGTTTACTTGTATCCTCTATAGCAATTGCTATAGTTTTTTCGGCAGTTTCAGTTCCTTTGACTCTCTTAAAACCACCGCCCCAAGCCTTTTCGTTTATTCCCATATTATCTCCTTGATGCAGAAGATGTCTGCACCTGAATCAAGATTTATTGGCGGTTATACGATACCGCCAAACGGCTTATTTAGTCGCTTATGCTTTGTTCCCAAGAGGGGAGTTTAACATATACCCCCCTTGCGATAGCAGCCCTATTTTGGATACCTAGATACCAGCAGAGTCCAGCATCCCTATCTACCGAGGTATTGAACACCTTCTCGAATGTCTTGCCATCCTGTTCATAGTGGAAGGTCGCTCTCACCCCACTGCCTGAACCCCTGTCCTGCATCTCCACTCGCATATAAGCCCACTTGTTAGCCACGAAGGAAGCTCCCTGCATCCTTAAATTGGCAAGAGACTCGGTGGTGTCAACATCATCGTCTACCCAGAAGCAGTGTACCTCGTCATTGGTAGCATCGAAGTCTTTGACGAGACCACAGAACGTAGAACCCGTGCTGTACCAAGTAGCCGTAGCTAAAGACACGATAAGATTAGTGCCTCCTGCATAGTTGGGGTCAACTGTGCTGTTGAGCCCAAAGTTGAAAGCCAAGGATGATGCCGTGTCAGCCTGCAATAGAACATCAATCGCATTGAACCCCGTCTGGCCATAGAACATTAATTGGTCGCCTGTAAGTTCAATTTTGTTGTCGTCTGTAGCAGCTAACGAACCAGCAATGTGTAAACCCTTGGTTGCACTCATCGCCCTCACAAATGATGTGTCTGATGTATCCGCACATGATAACCATGCTATACCATTAGCGGGTACAGCTATGTTAGTACCAAGAGTACCACTGATGATTGTATCAACTGCAAAGGTTTCCTCGTATCTAACTATTCCTGTTTTTCCTACATTAGCCATTTTCCTTTTCTCCTCTTTGTCGGGAAGTCTTCACTCCCGATTCATCTGTTTTTTTAACAAAGATTTTGTTATCCCCTAGGGTCTTCATCCCTCCCTATCTGATTTCAGGGGACGAAGTCAGTTTTATGAAGTCGGTGCTGTTGCGTCACTCTCCATTAGGTAGTTCCAGCTAGCCAGTTTCTCACCATAAGCATACTCGTCATAGTGATAAACATGATTACCTCCACCACCTCGTTTCTCGTTCCGCACCTGTACCACTCTGGGTGCCCTACCCTGAACTAAAATGACACCCTCTTTTGCGAATACCGCACCCTTAGCGTCACCACTACTGTCTATTGAGATATTGCCATCAGGGTAAACTGTGCAGTTTGCAATAGGTAGGTTAAACCCACCCTGGAATACCCTTGCCGTTGGACCCTCAGTTACTATCCCAGTCCCAACATTTGCAATTAACTCATTAAAGAGGTCATGTATCTGGAATGGGTGAAGCACGCAGTTTATTGGATCATGCCCAGGCTCAGTCGTATTACCTCGTATATTAGCAGCAGCAGAAGCAATATAACCACTTGCCAATGTAACGCCAGCACCAGGATCAGATGTAGTTGTAAACGTTGCGAATAGAGTAAGCCCATCTATATCCTTCTTGCGCTCAATTGCGTTTTGTGCAAGTGAACCTATCTTAGCAAATCCTTTCTTGTTTATCCTTGCCTGAACCCTATCCGTAAGGAAGGTTTCAATTGCCACCATTTGAGGTGTAACAGAAAGTAAGGTGTCAGAAAGCTGTTGGGGGTTATCCAGGTCAGTTGTTTCGGTTACTGACTGAGCAGTTAGTTTTTCATAAGTGATTTCCTGCCAAGTCAATCCCATACCTTCGCCAAGGGTTTCCCTTGTAACGAGATTCTGAACAACACCTTCGTATTCTCTGACAATTCTTGCCGATGAACGGATATCATCCAAACTATCGGCAAGAGCAGAAGTAGTAGTCCATCCACTATTACTCATTTAATTATCTCCTAATAGAATTTCTTTTTTATCTCCTCATATCGGGCACGATTCTCTTTGTTATCAGGAAGCTCATAAGCTCCCCACGCAGCCATAAAATCTGCATCCGATTGATTAACTACACCTGCTGATGTAGTTGTATCCTGCAAATCAAGTCCGTGTTCCTTACGGAAGGCAACCTCCAATTCTTTGAATCTTTCTTCCGCTTTCTGTAGAGTAGTTTTCTCAAGACTTTCTTTTTCAGCTCTAACAATCTTAGCTAATGAGTCAGTAAATCTTTTACGTCCTTCAAAGTAATCCCCTGCATCCGTAGCATAGTCTATCCTTGAATCGGATGGGTCTATGCCCATTGAGGTTACTTCATTTTTAAGGGACTGATTCAACCTCTCAAAATACACTTCCTGTTGTCGCCTTGCCTCTTCTTCCTGCTCTCTTATTTTGAAATATTCGTTCTCACTTTGCAGTTTGCGGGTTTCTAATCTTGCCCTTGAATCTTCATCAAGGTCTGAAAAACCCGTTTCATAAGCTTTCGCTCTTCTCTCTAAAATATCTGCTTGTCTTTTTACCTGTGCAACCTCTCTATCCTTGATAGCTTGCATCTCTCTTTTCCCAAGACTCTTACCCATTTCTATGGCTTCTTGTGTAGCTTTCTGGGTAGCCTCGGCAATAAGTTGCTGCACTCTCTCCTCAGTTAAAGGTTGCGATTCTACTTTCTCCTCTACTTCTTCAGGGGATTTAGTAGTTGAAACTGGTTCCTCAATAGAAACTGGTTCCTTTACAACTTTTTCAGTCGTCATATTTCCCTCCTTAAAAAAATAAAAGCTCGCTTCGGACTTCGTGAGTCTCAAAATACGAGCTTCTAAGAGCTTCTGAATATTATATTATTAAAGTGCTAAATAATACTATATCCTACTTGTTAACTTTTGTCAAGTTAATAATATTCCACGTGTTACACTTCTTGCAGGGAAATGTAACAACTCCCGTTAAACTACCCCTTATTTCACAGACTTTAGAGTTACACTTTTTACAACGTATCTCTATCATTTTGCTTGTCGGGTTTTAACCTCACCAGAATGACTCTTGCCACTCTTATCATAGCAAACATGCATATACTTATCCTTACCTACTTTGATAGTCCTGACACGACCTCCATCGGCTACGCATTTCTCAAAATCTGCGGGCATATTGTAACCTCCTTAGTAAGAATAGAACATTCTCAATGCGTTTGCTATATCTGGATTAACCATCTTGATTTGCTTTCTATACAAGGCTATCTGCTTCCTTGCCATTACTATCTGTGGATACTGAAACAGCATTCTCTTTGCCTGATTAGGGTCAGCTCTTTCCATTATCTGAATCTGGTTAGCTATCTGCTTTAACTGAGGGGGGAAGTTAGCCCATATCTGATTCTCTATATTCCAATAAGGTTCTAGTATCTTGCGGGCCTGTCGCAACATCTTTACAGCAGTAGGTTCTTCCCACTTAGCACCCATATATTTTTCCACATAATCTAGGGCTTGCTCACCATACTTTTGAACAAAGAAAGCCTCCCTCCTATCAGCTTCCTCAAACCTATAATTACCAAACTCATCAGTCATATCCGGTGAATACATCATCTGATAATATTCCCTACGAGCTAAATCATTGGGATTCATTTTGGCCATCACTTGAGGTTCAAGGGGTTCGGTGAAATACTGATTTATCTCACCATAACGAGAGTCTTTTTCTCTTTGGTCATACATTGCCCTTCTAATATCGGAAGCTGAATCCACCTTATCCTTAAACATAACACCATTATGCGTAACCTCAAATTCCCGTGATGCTACCGTGAGAGCATTCCTATATCTATCTTCAATGGCTTGCCCATCCTTCTTCCATACATCCCAAACCTTGCCTTCACCACGAGCCATTTTGCTAGAGGTTTCATTGGCAAGTGTAGTTGCCTCTTCTAGTTCAGGATTAACTATTTCTAATTGTTGCTGATAGAGTTTACCCTTTTGAGTACCCACCTCTTCCCAATCCATACCATAAGTTTCCTGCGCTAACTTATCCCTAATCTCATTGCGTCTGTCCCAATCAGACATAGGGAATGTTCGCATACCTGCTAGTTGCGTTCCAACTCCAGCCACAGTAACTCTCTCATCCTCCAATACTTGCTGTGTAGCAAAAGGCATAACTTTTTCTGCAAGGAATTTTGCCCAATCGCTGGTTGTTTCAAAAGGTTCGCCAAAGTAATTCCTCTGTTCTATTGCTGCCCCTACTATAAGACCTGTTAATGGGGAACTCTTAGCATACATAAACTTAATAAAAGGATTATCAAACCTGTCTAGTTTAAGTAGGTCAGTAGGGGAATCCATCCCTACCAAATTAGCACCTAACCTAGCAAGTCCATAAAGCATACCACCTATACCCACCCTATCTTCATCTACTTGGATAGTCATAAACTTTGCCGATGATGGGTCAAAGTTAGGTTCTTGACCAGTTGCTCTACAAATTCCATAATACATAGCAGTCCCACTAGCCATTAAACCTGCCAGTGATTTCCTGGCTTCTGCACCAGACATACCCCCCTTAAAAATATCTGCCACATATGAAAGACTAGCTCTTGTGTAACGAGGAGCAAAAAATACAAAGGCACCCTCCAAGTCGCCTTGTGTCATTCTTATACCTAAAGCCTTAGATGACATCACACCTGTCATTCTATCAATAGTTCTGGCTAGTTCACGAAGTTCCACTTCCCCCATAGTTGGTTTCTTGAGTGCTGCCCACATCTCGTTCCTAGCAACCTCCCCAAATCCACTGAAAGCAGCTTCACCACGACCATATGTTTGTCTAACGATTGTTTGTAAAGCACCTCCTACCTTGGGAACTTTGCCTACCACCTGTTGCATAGGCAGCATAGACTCAAAGAACTCAAAACCTTGCATAGACCCACCAGCAGCAAACCGTTCTGCCCGTATTGCCATAACTTCAGGTTTAGTCATATATTTCTGGAGATTCTCTGGATTAAGAAAAAAGTCAAATTGCCTCAATGTTGATTTTCCCCATATAAGAGGCTTTCTACCTAAAACTGCTAAACCCTGAATGAATGGTGCTGAAAAATCCAAAGCTGCGGTAAGCATCCTACTGATACTACTAACTGCTCCTAAATCCCGAATCCACTTACTTCCCTTATCCGCAAGATGTTCCTCAACTATTGATACTACATCCTTATCAAAAATTAAGTCCCTAAAAACAGGATGTCGTTTGAACATTGCTTCCTGCTCACCCAGTATTTGCCCACCATACCTATACTTCTTTAAAAATTGAGACCTTCCACTCTTTAACGGACTTAGTGTTTCCTTGGTTTTCTCTATAACAGTTCTTAAATAATCACGATTAACTGTCATAAAGTCCTTAAAGAACTTCCTATTCTCCTTATATGTTTCCCTATAACCACGGGTGATAAGTCTAGCTGCTACATCCTTATCTATATTTAGATTACTTATTGCATCCTCTATATCAAGCATTGTTATCTTCTTAACACCACGCCATGTTTCTTGTACTTTACTAATAACATCAACAGCTTGTTTTAACTCCTTTGGACTAGTACGTAAGGCAATACGAAGCTCTTTCCCCATTCCAACTATTAGTTTATCCACATTGTTAGGCGCAAGTTCAAAGAGAATATCCATCTTACCAGCTATATCAGGTAATTCAGCACGAATTTTAGCCATTGTTGCCCCAGGTACTCTAGTAGCTTTATATGATAATACCCTCTGTACAATTCCCAAAGCATTCTTCGCAGCAATTTGTCGTGTGGTGGTCTGAGCTATCCTCAATGCTTCTTCTGGATACGCTTCAGCAAACTTCTGTAGTGCTGTCTTCCCAAGTTTCTTAATCTCATCGTTAAACCTCTTATTTGCTATCTTACTAATATAATGCCGGATAGTAATAGCAACACTCTCATTAGGATTTAACCCATAAACTACACCAGCCTTAACACCACTCTCAGCAGTAGCGTAAGTCCTTTGTGTCTCAAAAAGTGAACCAAATTCAGTCTTCTCAAATCCTTTTTCTGTTTCCTTTCCTATAACCATACGATGAACAATTGTACCTTTGGGAACAGGAACTCCCTCTTTGATAGCCAACTCCTTTACTTCTCTTAAAACAGCATGTAACTCTTTTACATAATCTTTCGCAACTACGCTAGTAAACTTATAACCATCAGGATTTTCCAAAATATCCCAAAGATTATTACTCAAACCCTTTCTTTTAGGGATAGCTGTTTTAACAGTCCAATCTTCTCCAATACCAAGAACATCACGTGGATGACCAAACTTATTAAGTCGTGGCATTAGAAGCCCCTGAGCATCCTGAGCAGTTTCCATCAGGACTGCACGATTAACTATTTCCCTCTTAACGATATCTTCAGGTAACATTGATTCTGCTCGCACAAAAGCTGATTCACCACCTATCGCTTTAACTACTCTGTTAATAACCGGCTTTGTTTCAGACCACTGAGCAAACTTCCTGAAGAAATCCTGCTTATACAAAGCTTCATTCAAGACTTCCTTAGAGGGTAGACTTAATTTGCCCACTCGTGGCATAAGTTTTTCTACTGTCGGGATAACACCCTTGCCTACTACAGCCCTTCCCGCAATACCCATTGCCTTAAAAGGAGCCATTGTGATAGCTTTTTCTGCTGCTATAATAGGCGTTAAGGCTCTTTCGCCTAATCCTGCTGCCCTTGCCAACGTTGGGACTTTACCTGCAAGCCCCAATCCTCCACTAGCTAAAGCAGTGGCAAACCATGGTAAAGTCTCAACAACACCCTTTACCCCTATAGTCCAAGGACGTTCTCTAACTTCCTCAGAAGTCCACGGTAATCTAAAAGCAGGTTCAACTTGAAATGAAGGTTCATCCCATGCTTTATATTCGGCTTTCTCTCTTTCAAACCACGGGAGATTCTCTGTTCCTACAACAGAGGGAGTAAATGGAGCAGTAACAGCAGCACCAAACCCTTTCTCAACACCTCTTATCCAATTTAATGGATGCTGCCACCAAGGAGTTTCTTGTTCCTGTGGCTGTGATATAGACACACCCCCTTGCTGAAATATATCAGCAAGTTCAGGCATAGAAACCATGCGAGCATAGGTCTGGTCTCCAGTCCTTGCTTTTCTAAGAGACTGCTCTTTAAATATTCTTAATGCTGCAGGACTTAACCGCCTAATTTGTTCTATATCTACTGGCATTTGTTATCTCATCCATCTAAGTCCGCCATACCTGCCACTTGGTGCGGAACCTGCTCTTCGCCTAAACATAGTTTCCTCAGGAGTAATACCCGACCTCGCTTGTCTATAACCCATATATTGCTGTTGTGCTGTTGGCCCCATCCTTGCCCATGTCTGACCTCCTGGCTCCCTTAATTCAGGTAGACTAGACATTGGTTGACCTTCAGCCCCCCCTGGTTGCCATCCTGGAAGTGCACCCCCAGCTTGATATTGTCCACCCATCAAACCTTGCATCCATGGTTGAATTGCAGGTGTCTCCCCAGCATAAGCTGAGTATTGAAGCCAAGACATAGGATTAGCCAGTAGTTGTGACTTATATTGCCTCTCCTGTTCCCGTTGTTGCATTTGAGATTGCTCTCTTTGCCATCCTAAGGTAGCCTGTTGATGTTCCAACATTGCTTTTTCATAAGGTGATTGCCAACCAGCAGGTTGTTCCCATTGACCTGAATATGGATTCCACTGCCCTTCTACTTCTGATGTTTCAGGATTATCATAAGGTGATGTCCCATAACGTTCATATTTAGTAGGTTCTTGATTAGCAACCTCCTGTATCCCAAACCATCCTCCCCCTGCTTGGTAAGGAGTCCATCCCTCTGGAGCAGCACTAGCAGCTTCTTTATAAGATTTCCAAAAACCTTCGGGCATATCTTCCCTTGCTTTTGTAGGAACACGCTTGATAGTAAAATAACCAAACTCATCTCTATCTACATCCCACCCTTCTGGAGCAGCTTCGAGAGCCTTTTCATATGTCTTAAACTGTAAGGGCATTAACTTAGATTCAGAAGGAGCAGAAGGTTTTTCTACTCCCCTGAATGCCTTCTCTACACCTACTCGCTCTCCTATATTAGGTAATCCCCCCATCTCTGATTCCTTTGTAATTGTCCCTGGGGGAACCCCACCAGTTCTTTCTAGTATATCTCTTGCATAAGAAGTAATAGGAGTTGGAGGTTCAGGTTTTCCCTTTCTTTTCCAAGCCTCATAGCCAAGACCACCTCCCATACGCTGATACTTTTCAAACTCAGGCCAATCCCGCATTCCCCACAACCACTGTAACCCCGTTGGTTGTCTTTCAGTTGTCATTATACTTGTTCCTCCAATTCATACATTTCATTTATTTCCTTATTGGCAATCTTCTTTTCAAGATTAACACGATATCTTATCAAGGGCATAATTGTTTCCTCTACTAGTTCTTTCAGGGCATCAATATCACCCTCTCCGAGTATTTCTTTCATTATATCCAGTGAACTTTCTTCTATCATGGCGAAACTCCAAATGATGTATTCCCACCACCACCTCTACCTTGACCTTGAGTAGGATACCTTGCCCCTTGACCAGCAGGTCGTGGTATCCCAGGAACTAATGGTCTACCAGTTCCTCCACCTCCTTGTGGTTGTCCTACCCTCATAGGAGTAGGAACTCCTGGAAGTCCAGCTTCCTGTAAAGCCTGATTAACTAACGGTATAAAATGCTGTAAAAGTGTGCCTAAATACATTTCTGAACCCCTAAGCATTTCCTTGAGTTCTTGTTTCTCCAATGCCTTCACATCAACATCAGATAATTTACTTCTAGCATGTTGCTTAGTATAGAGACCACTATTAAACATCTCCATTAAGTCCTGATGTCTGCGATATTCATCCTCTTCAGAGATAGGAGAAAACTCAACATAGAAATTAAATGGCTCTTTGAATAAGTTCTTTTTTATCACCACATCAAACTCATCTGACGGAGTTCGTGTCCATATTTCAAAATCACCTGGAATAACATTCTTTACAAGTTTAGCACACTTGGATAAGACCTGTGCCCAACCATTAGCAAAAGCATCCTTAGAGTAATTAAGTTTAGACTGCGCCTCAGCTAAAACAAGCCGTCTATCTGCTCCCGACCTAACACCCTCCTCTCCTAATCCAAACATTGATTTTGGTGCAGAGTGAATATCAATTAAGTCAGTAATATAAGCAAGATGAGCATATGCTTCTCTTGGTGCAAGACTTCTTTCCCACTTATTAAACTTAACATCCTTATTCTCCATCGGCCACCACTTACCATAGGCTTGAGAGATTTTCCCTATAGTCTGTGCATCAGCACCTGTGATATATCCGCCAATCATTGTTTCTAACTTTGTCAAAATATCACACATTGAGTAGATAGAAGACTGAGAGATAAGGAGCTTCTTCATATATCTTAAAATACCGACATATCTCTTTACAGGATTGCTATCAATATCTAAGTTACCAAGACCTGATTCAATAGCAGTATAAGGAAGAAAACCATACTTGTGCTCAATAACTCCACCACCAACCTTCCAAACTGGTTCTCTATCTATTAAGATAGACCTGTAATCCTTGTCACTATATTCTATCTGTTCTACTTCCTCATCTTCGTGCTTCCCATGAGGATTATCCCACTTAAAAGGAGACCTCTTGGCATCATAAACTAATTTCTTTCTGACCTCAAAAACGAAATTTCTTCCATTATGATAGGGGTCAGGAATAATATTTGCAGGATTTATTGCTTGAATTATTATTGGTAATGAGGTATGACTTCTATCTCGCCATTCATCTATCCTTTCAGCAAATATATCATCAGATTCGCCTTCTTTCTTGAAAGGCCGGTCTAACCAGTTATCAGCATCCCATACTGTTTTAATCCAAGTCACACCATGAAGCCAATAATGTTTAGCACTTACCCTTAAAGGTGAAATATCTGATTCAACATTCGTTCTATGTATTAAACCTAACGCAAATTTACGAAGCATCTCTGCTGAATCTTTAGAAACTGCACTCTCCCTCTTCTTATTCACAAAGACTCTGGCATGGGATATATCTGTATGGTCAACTAATGAATCTAATCTATCTCTTGCTGTTGGGAGAACAGTCGCATCCTTCTTAAACTCAGCAGGGATATTCAATTCTGCCTGAAAGTCAAGTTCATAGAACTTCGTATCTTCCTCAAAGGCTGCTTGAAGACCTGACTTTACATACTTATCCTTACTCTT